AACGCCGAGGACTATCATGAGACCTGTGCTGAATGCGCAGACGCAACCGCAGCCTATCGATGCTGGTCTTTTGAAGTACGCTTCGATTCTCATAACGAATGAAGTCAGTAATGAGTTCAAGTCTCTTGGACGTACTGATGATATATCGCGTGTGAGTTGCAATAATGGTCTTTCTCCAGAATTTGGGGATATGGAATCTTTAGCGTTCGACGCTGATTCTGAAGATGGATCACCTAGAATTATTGCAGATCATGCTGCGATTGAAAAATTTACTGAAGTTGAAAATCAGACTGATATAACTGTTTTACTCAAACAGTCCACTATCACTTCTGATGAACTCGCCGCGATTGAAGCACTCGATATTTTAGGACAGGCTGCTCGTGATTATTCTCGGCAAGTTAATATCCCTGTCACTAAAGTTCATAAACTGCACTTGTCAGGTTTAAGAAAACTGAAGAGTGCGCGAGTTGGTGAAGCGCATGCTGACAGAGTTCTTCATGAAGTTTGTGAACGATATGGCTGCACTGAGGATCAGGTTCTTGGTGATGATCGATTCGGTGATCCTGTGAAAGCGAGGAATGAGCTTTTCGGTTCTTTAGCTCGTGATGGGATGACTGAAGACGACATGGCAGCTCATTTTGACTATCCTCGTGAAAAAATTACTGCGGCTGTATCGCGTGATGCCCGGGCTCGTCAATAGTGGAATTCGAAGAACTTCGAAAAAGAATCTTCGTTCTTCGTTTAAAATATGAAGAAAATGGGGAACCTATATTTATGGGGATCCCCGATTCTTGGTATGAAAATCCGGGACCTAAATTTCGATGTGCTGAAGGTCACGTTAACAACTCCGTTGTCAAAAGTGAAGTTGTCGGTGATTGTTGTCTCACTTGCAATGGGCCGGTACTGATGACTTTCCCTAATGATAAAACCGGCCAATTGTCTGATTAGTTGATTTAGATCGGTCCTAAAACTAGCCCTTTAGTCTGAATTAGTTGCATGCGCCTTGCAGCATCTACCAGACTAATATTGGCTATGTTCCGCTTATATGCGGATATCGAAACTGGTTTTGGGAAAGCCATTATTAATATTCTGAAGAAGCAGTTCCCTGATCAGAGTGTTGATATTAGTCCAGCTACCATTGGTCATAAATTGATGGCCATTGCTCGTAAGCAACTTCAAAATAATGAAAGTGCTGCGATGGATGCTGTGCAGGATTTCTTGACCTACATCACTACCGGTTCAAGATATGAAACCGATGATGCTGGTGTTGTTCAGAGAGATGAAAGTGGTGAACCAATCCAACGTAAAACTGGCAAACCGTGGGATTTTGCCAAGGATTGGGATAAGTGGGAAGATGCTCTTTCAGCAATGTATAGCAATTTGCGTACGACCGCTATGAGCGGATCGATGCAGAAAATGAAGAAGACGAAGCAGGAAAAAACGATCGATCAAGCTTTCGGAAAACGTGATGATGCTGGTGGGATGGGTGAAGGCGAAGGCAGAATGCCGACGCCTGATGACACTGCGTTGGGTAAGGCTCTTGATGATCATTCTGCAATTCGTGAATTTTATGACGTTATCGATGAATATATCCCCGAGTTAAAGAAGTCTTTAACTCCGGAAGAGCTTAGTTTATTCGAGTTAATTTTTGATGATGACATCGGCACTTTTGGTTCTGATGTGAAGGAAAATATGGGTCAGGCCTCGGCTCTTCAAGAGAAGAATCCCGAGATGTATGAGAAGAATAAGAAACGCTGGTCAGGTTTTGTCGGTGATCTTCGTAAGAAGCTTCTAGATAAGATCTGGGTCTTCATTGAGAATTATATGACGCCTGGTGATTATGGCGTCTTGAAAGAAACATTCTTTGCTGATGTAGATCCTTCTGCTGTTCGTAAAAAGGAACGCGAGAAGCTACAGGGTAAAGAAGATTATCAGCGTGGTATCGATGAGCGAAAGGTCGCTCGCTATAAGGCGAAGGCAGAATCGAAAGACGGACTTGGCCCGAAAGAACAAGACGATTTGAGTCGTCTAACGAAGAAACTTCAGAGTCAGGGTGTTGATGTAGACGCTATCAAACCTGATGCTGGTGCCGGTGCCGGTCGACGAAAGAAGAGTGAAGCTCCAGGGGCTCAAACTCAACAAGCTTTCTCAATCTCGAGAGCAGCTTTCTCTGTTGCTTCAATCCGTTTTTGCCCATGGGCATGACATGGCTTTGGATGGAAGTCTTAGTGATTCATTTACTGGCGAAAAGATAAACCGTCTTTTTCGTGCTGCAACGATAGAGCATGTCACTACTTCATATCCAATGCTTGTTTATCGTTTGAAACAAAATAAATTAACAGTTAGTGTTTTTAGTTCAGCAGATTCTCCGGAAGTTGTTAAAGCTCAAAATCCGAATATACTTGGAGAATCATGGACTCTTTTGAAATCAGATTTTGATCGTTGTAAATCAGTTGTATCTAAAGTAAACTTAGATTTATTCCCAACTGAACCTATAAATATTATTCTTGATCGTATTCGAGCTTTGTTGATAGTAGAGTTTTCTCCGTAAGGAGAAAAACTTGTCAAATATTGAAGAAAAATCCAATCCGGTTGTTTTTATGCGCTGTACCCGTGGTTCTGATCCAAGAACAGAGGGTCAGAAGTGTGATGGTAAGAGAGCTGAGAAGATGTCACAAGATGGCTCTTCTGCTCCAATGTTTAAATGCACTAAGTGTGGACATGTTTGGGTTGTTCCGGTTGGAGGAGCATTTAACTATTGATCTTCTTTTGCCAAAACTGTCCATCGTCTGGTTTAGTTCTTCTTGGTCGCTATAATACGGCCGCTTGCCCTTTGTGTCTTCGATTGTATGAAATTAAAATAGAGTTGATCGAAGTAGGAAGAGCAAATGCCGAAGATTTCAGGAAACGAGAACTCACAGCGGGAGATAGAGACACTCCTGAAGTCCCCGAATCCGCCGAGAAATCTTCTTCTTGAGGGACCTGACTATATCGGAAAAAAGACATTCATCTGTTCGTTTTTGGAAGATTTTCTTGGTCCTGAAGATTTACATGTAGCTGATACTGGTCCTGAAGGAGCTAGAGAAGCTCGAGACTTTTGTGATTCACATCCTGTTCTCGGTTCATTCAGAGCTATTGTAGTTGATGAAGCTGATCGATTAAGCGAACCAGCTCAAGATGCATGGTTGAAACTTTGTGAAGAAACTCCTGACGGATGTTTAGTCATATTTATTGTTTCAGATCGTGGCTTACTTATTCCGCCTCTCTTATCACGATTCGTTCATATTATTAGGTGGAATTGTTTATCTGATGAAGAAATTTCAAATTGTCTTGAATTCGTTACTGAGCCAGCACTCGTAGCTTTATGTGATGGTCGTCCAGGTCTTTATCAAACAATAATGTCTGGCCCTTTTCAAGAATTACGACACAGCGTACTCAAAATTCTTTCTGGCGATAAATCAATTTTCATTCCGGAAGCTGTGAAGAAAATTAAATCTGGTCGATCAAAAGAAAGAGATGCTATCTCTATTGTGTGTAGATCTGCTGTTATTGAATCGAAATTGTTAAATAGATCTCGTAGTCGTCGTTTTTTACAATTTTGTGCTGATATAATTAAAGTTCCTTCAGCCAATGTGGAGATTCATTGGCATAGGGCATGTTTTTGCGACTGATTTTATTGTATATTAATCTCCCGTGGCAAAACTTACTCTAATTAGCGGTGAGGAAGAGTTTCTTGTTGAACGGGCAGCGTTTCAAGAAGCAGCTTCTAGTCTTGCCAAGACTGTTTATCAGTTCAAACTTCCTAGTCAATTATCGAATTATCTTCAAGAATCTTCAACGATTCCTAAAGATAATCTTTCTCGTGTTTTCATCCTATGGGGGGCTGATGATGTTCCTCTTCTCTCATCATTTGACGATGATGTTATCGTAGTATCAAAAAAGAAACTTTCCCACGCTTCTTGTCGTAAATCATATGATTTTCCGAAGCTCAAATCATTTGATGATAAGAATGAATATCTCGGTTGGATTATAAAGGAAGGCGAAAATTTCAATATCGATTTAGCGCGTGTAGCCGTCGGACTTTTTGTGAACAGCAGAAAAAGCCTGCGGAAGATATTTTCGGAAATACGGAAAATATCGGTTTTAGTTCCTTCCGGGGTCGTAACCCCGGAAGATGTTAAGGCCGTTCTATGCTTTTCTGCCGAGTTAACCCCGAAAGAAGTGTTAGACGCTGTTTGCGAAGGACGTCCGGTCAAAGCTTTTGCTTTTCTGGACAAACTTCAAGAAAACAACGACGAAACGGGATGGGTAATCGCTTTTTTACAGCGTCATATTATTCAGATGCTGCTAATCGAGCGTCTTCGCTCATCCGGACTATCGGGACAAGAAATAGCAGAAAAGATCGGGGTTCATCCTTTTGTTTATCGAAAGATGGTGGAACCTAAGGTTGGTTTATGGAGTCAAGACTCTCTACTGAAAAGTCTTGATACTTTGTGTAATGCAGACTTATTACACAAAGTCGGGAATTCTTCTGCTGGATTGATGTTAGAAGCTGAGATTGTTCGTCTATCTGAGGAGGCATTGAATGACAAGCGCGGCCGTAGCTGACCCTCTATCACCCGTTGAAATTTCCCCTGGAGTCAAGACTCTTGAAAGTGTTGCTGGCATGGCCAAAGAGGGTCGTGAGATTGGACGTTGGTCTCGAGTTTTCACGAAAGACGGCGTTCATCCATTCGATGATATTGAATGGAAAATAGTTGATGCTGTCATTGCTCGGCCGGATGGAACCATTGTGTTCGAATGTAAAGGAATCGAAGTTCCTGCATGGTGGACTGAAACTACGATAAATATTGTCGCTGACAAATATTTCCGAATGATCGATAATGTTCGTGAAAATTCTGTTAGACAAGTTTTTTCGAGAGTTGCTTCAACATTAACGAAGTGGGCTTTTGATCAGGGTTATTTTGAATCACAAAAAGACGCTGATATTTATGAACAAGAGCTCATCTATGCTCTTCTTCACCAGCTCGGTGCTTTCAATTCTCCTGTTTGGTTTAATCTGGGCGTTCCTGGTCGTCGACAAGCTGCGTCTGCTTGCTTCATCTCTGGTGTCGGTGATTCTTTAGAATCTATTTCTGAATTTCAAAAATCAGAGAAAATCATTTTTGCTGGTGGTTCTGGTTCTGGTGCGAATTTTTCGTCACTCAGATCTTCCTACGAGAAACTCTCGTCGGGAGCCTATGTTTGCGGCCCTCTCGGATTCATGGAGGAATGCGATAAGGGCGCCAAAGTGATGAAGAGCGGTGGCAGTACTCGTAACGCTGCGAAGATCGTAGTAATTGATATTGATCATCCTGATATTATTAAAACGAAAGACGGCCGCCCTGGTTTCATTACATGTAAAGCCGTTGAAGAGAAACGCGCTCATGATTTGATTGATATTGGTTATAGCGCAAGCTATGATGATCCGAACTCTGCTTATAAATGGGTTTCATTCCAGAACGCTAATCATTCAGTTAGTATCTCAGACGAATTCATGAGAGCTGTCACTGATGATCGTTCTTGGGAGACTAAAGCACGAATTACTGGTTCAATTGTTGGAACCTATAAAGCTAAAGACGTTTGGCTTGAAATCGCTAAAGCTGCATGGTTCTGTGGTGATCCCGGCGTCCAATACTCGGACACGATCAACAAATGGCACACAACTCCGAATTCCGGAAGAATTCGTTCAAGTAATCCTTGCGCAGAATTTCTTCATATAGACAACACCGCCTGCAACCTTTGTGCTTTGAACTTAACGAGATTTTTTGATGGTCGTACTCTCAATGTGAAGCGTTTTGAGCATGCTATTCGAATTTTCGTTACTGCGCAAAATGCTATCATTGCCAAAGCTGAGTATCCTACTCCCGCTATTACGAAGAATTCACTAGCTCTTCGTCCTATCGGTTTGAATTATGGAAATCTTGGCGCGCTTCTCATGAATCTTGGCCTTGCTTATGATTCTGATGAAGGTCGCGTAGTTGCAGCGCGATTAGCTAGTCTTATGACTGCTAATGCTTATACCGTAGCTGCTAAACTAGCAGCCAGAACTTCTCCATTCGCAGAATTCGAAAAGAACAAAGAACCGATGCTTGGTGTCATGAAAATGCACCGAGAAGCGAATAAGAATGTTCTGAAACGTTGGGGTGTCGTTAAAGATCCACTTGGTGATGATGTTCTTAGTACATCTGAAAAAGCTTGGGACGAAGTCATAAAGCTTGGTGAGAAACACGGATACTCGATCTCTCAAGCAACACTTCAAGCTCCTCTTGGGACCATCTCATTCCTTATGGGTATGGATACCACCGGAATTGAACCGGCTTTCTCATTAGTTTCATACAAGTCACTTGTTGGTGGCGGATCTATGAAATTAGTTAGTGGAGCGGTTAAGACGGCGCTTCATAATCTCGGATACTCAGAAGACGAAGTTTCTGGAATTTCGAATTTTCTAACTGAAAATGATGATATTGAAGGTGCTCCATTTTTGAAGGCTGAGCATCTTCCAGTTTTCGAATGTGCCATGCCTTCTATGCTCTCTGGGCGTTGTGTTACACCCATCGGTCATTTGAAGATGATGGCTGCCATACAACCACTCATTACTTGTGCTCAAAGCAAGACGGTTAACCTTAAGAGTAATGCAACTGTTGAAGACATTGCGGATCTCTATTACGAAGGTTGGAAACTCGGTCTGAAATGCATCGCTCTTTACCGAGATGGTTGTAAAAAATCTCAGCCATTGAAGACGAAGAGTAGAGATGATGAAGAAGCAAAGACTGGGATTCGTGAAGTTATTCGTGAAGTTCCCATTGAGGTCCCTATTCTAAAGCGTCGTCGTCTCCCGAGAGATGTTAAGGGCTTCAGGCACAAGTTTAACATCGGTGGCCATAAAGCATACTTGATGGTAAATGAATATGACGATGGAACACCGGGAGAAGTTTTTGTACGTCTTGGTAAGAATGGATCAACTCTTGGTGGTCTTCTTGATGGTTTTACTATGATGATGAGCATAGCTCTTCAACATGGTACTCCACTTCCAGTTATGATCAAGAGTTTCATTCATCAGCGTTTTGAACCTGCCGGGATGACGGATAATCCTGAGATTCGATTTGCTGATAGTATATATGATTACATATTTAAGTTCTTGGATATCCGTTATTTTGGCGGGGAGAACTCTGGGATGGCTGATAAGATTAAGACGCGTGCTGTCTCAATCGAATCTCTTCCTCCTCCTTCATCGATTCCGTCAGTTATGGATTCTGCTTCACCGGCAATGAGTAGTGATGCACCGCCTTGTATGAATTGCGGTGCCATCACTCGTAGAGTTGGTACTTGTTATTTATGTGGTACCTGTGGAGTTAGTACCGGCTGTAGTTAATATCTGTTGTAATGTGATTTGTGACAGATAAAGATAATTCTCCACTCCCTACCGATTTTGAAAACATATCAGAGTTGACTGCTGATATGGAAAATTTTGCCAAGGATAATCCGACGCATGTTTTCATATCAGCAGACGATCCTGGTTATAACCACAATCCTCCTCGAGTACCGAGACGTGGATGGTCTGCTTTCATTCCCAATACTGAGGATGAACGACCAAAGTCATGGACTATAACTATCCAGAATTTAATGAATTCTGGAGGAAATTTATCATTTAGTTCAAGAATTACATCGATACTTCGTACTAGGCAGCTTCTTTAGCATCAAGATTCTGCTCAATATATGGGATGACATCGTTTCTTCTACTAACTAAGACGCGACATCCCTGGAATAAAGCCAATTCTTTAAACATCGCTAAGTTGTGAAGTGAAATACTAGTTATTGTTACTCCACCAACTTCTATTGGTTCAACAGAAGCTACCGGTGTTATTCGACCGGAATTTCCGACTTGCCATTTAATGTCGATCACTTTAGTGATTCCCATTATCGGATCAAATTTATAGGCAATTTGACCTCTTGGTCTCATACCTAAATCACCGAGTTCTTCTTGTGCTTTAATGTCGTTTATTCTTATTACTGTTCCATCCATTTCATACGGATTTATTTCTCGTTTATAATCTGCAAGTGCTTTGTGCCATTCGACTGCATCGTCTATGCTCCCGGTTCCGTAATCTGGTACTTGAAATTCTAGCTTCTGTAAAACTCGGAAACATTTTTCTTCTGTTTTCGGTGCAGTAGCAGATACTAGTGTATATGCAAGGAAGATCAGATTAACGCAGTCTCTACCGTCTGTTTTCTTATCTCTGATTTTTCCTGCTGCAGTATTTCGAGGATTAGCATAGTTTTCGGAGTATTTCTCCTGAAAAACTTGCTTTAACATGACGACTTCACCTCGAACCGTCACTTCTTCACTAGATATAACAATCGATTTTGGAATGTTCGGTATTCGAGAGACATTATCAGTTACGTTTTCACCGATTGTCCCATTCCCTCTAGTAACGCATCTTACTAATTCCCCAGCTTCGTAGACGAGTTCCATACTCGACCCGTCAATTTTATGCGTAAATAAGAAAGCTTTCGGGCCGTCATCATCTCCAATGACTTCTGTTGCCCACTCGCGAAATTCTTTTTCACTGTTTACTTTTGACAATGACCCCATCGGGATCTTGTGCTCTACTTTTTCCCAAACAGAAAGTTTTGGAACTTCAGCTCCAACGACTTCGACTTCGAAACTTCCTGGCTTTAGTCGCTTTAGTCTTTCGAGGCGTGCATCGTACTCAGGATCTGACATTATCGGAGTAAGATTATAATATGCCAGTCTGGCTTCTCTCAGCTCCGCCTCTTCTTTTTCGAGGTCGTCTATCTCTAATAGTTCCATAATACTGATCTTACAAGGCGTGAGTTTACTTGACTGGTTCACTCATTTGTTTAAGAACTTCGTTTCTTCCTCCTCCAACAACCCGTTTATTACGATCTATTCTAATATCTAAAATTGCCGGGCCATCTTTTGTAAGTAAATCGATCATATTACTTGTTATATCGCCCGGATGATTTATTCGCTCAGCATTGATTCCCATTGATAGTCCCCAATTTCGAAAATCGATAAGTGGAGTTTCGACAGGAATATTTTCCCCATAGACTTGACTGAATCCGTGATGCACCATATTATAACGAGAGTCGTTGAAGACTGCGAACAATATTGGTAGATTTTGCATTTTTGCTACCATGAGTTCCATTCCAGACATTTGCATCCCGCCATCGCCGCATATACAGATAACTTTAGATGACTGATCCCCTATCGCCATTCCTATGGAAGAACAAATACCCGATCCCATACTTCCGAGACCGAGATGGATCGTAAATCTATCTGGCTTTGTTGTTATTAAATAATGGAGTGCAAATAGCATGTGCTCTCCAATATCTGTTACAAATCTTGCGTCTGGGCAAGCATGCTGCAGATCTGCCAAAGCTCGATATGGTGTTATGATTGCGCTTCCATCACTTTCAAAGTTTTGGTGATCGAAAGGTGAATTATTTTTAATTTCTTCAATTTCTGGCTTAAGTGATACCTCAATATCTTGAACAGCTACAGTTAGTTGATTTAGGAAAACTCCTATGTCAGCAACTATTCCTAATGATGTTGGTAAATTTCGGTTGAAGACTAATGCGTTGCAATCGATATGAACTAATTCACCACCATCTTTAATATAACTGGTTGATCCAATTGAGCAATCATCTAGATCTGTTCCAATGACAAGAGCGAAATCAACCCCACGTCTCGTATACTCTCTTGCCCATGCTCTGGCTGCTAATCCGCCGTGTCCTAGAGAGCAAGAATGAGTTTCATTCACTATGCCTTTTGCTCGTGGTGTAGTGATAAATGGAATTTTGAACTCAAACAAGAGACATTCGAGATGATGCCAAAAAGGTCTGCAACCAGCTCCGAAAACAAGTAACGGGCGTTCCGCTTTAATGAGTCTATCTCTAATTAGTTTTACCAAGTCCATATCAACCCCATGATCATTCATTTTAATAACTGGGGTTACGACAATGGTTGGGGAGGTAGTTTTTTCCGAGGCTTTGTCTATTGAAATAATGACTAGGACTGGTCCCGGGTTTTTTGGGTTAGTTGCTATTTGAAGAGCTTCGGCTATATGAGCTGAGGCTGATTTTGCTTGTCTGATTCTGATTATGGTCCTCGTTATCCCTTGAAACATTGCGTCGATATTTATCCCCTGAGGTCCGGAATCTTGAAGTAGTCGTTTACCGCTAGTTTCCCAAGAAACATCTCCAGAGATAACTATCATTGGAGTTTTTTCAGCTGCAGCTGCAGCTACTCCAGTTACAACATTTGTCGCTCCGGGACCGGCAGTGACTATGACGCATGGAGTATTCCCACATGCTCTATGATATCCCATGGCTGTAAAAGCGGCACTTGTCTCCTGCCGTGATTCTATGAGTCTAGCTTTCGGATGCTTCCAGGTTGCGTGAAAAATTGGTGATACTGGACCCCCTGGGATTCCGAAAAAATGGGTCACATTTAGACTAATTAAAGTGTCGATTATTATATCGGCCACCCGGTTTGTAGTATTCGTTTCTTCGATTACGATCTGTTCCATATTTATATCTACGGGATATCGAACGTAATTTACGTCCGGATTAGCCCTTTGTTATCTCTTAATCAGAGATGGCGACTCCTTTTCAGATTACTGCTGCTAGAGTTGAAGCAAATCTTAGCGGTTCTTTCAAAGAGCCGAAAGGACGATTTGCTCAAATCGCTGCTAAATTTCGGGAAGCAGACGACGGTCAGAGTAATCAAGGCGGTACGCCTCAGGCTGCGCCAGCTCCTGCGCCTCAGGCTGCGCCAGCTCCTGCGCCTCAGGCTGCGCCAGCTCCTGCGCCCACTGACGCACGAGATACAGAGTGGTATCGAGTTAATTCATATATTGCCGATATTCTAAAAGATTTGGCAATGACATATTCGAAGATTGCTCGTCTTCAGCAAGATTTCACTGGGAAAGAAAACGACGATCTTTCTAAGATTGCTGAAAAAGTCCTCTCACTCGGTGGGGAGATGGGTGAATTCATGAAGGCTTTCCATGAAGGAAAGAGTTCCATGGTTCAAGAACAGGTTTTCGGTGGGACTCCGAATAATGCTGTTCCTGAAAATGCCCCTCCTCCAGAGATTCCGGCTGAGTTTCAAAAGCCTGACGAAGATTTTGAAGCGGAATTGAATCTCGAAGGTGATGACGAAGAGCTCAAAGATTTTGACGAAGATGAAGAAGTTGATGAGGACGAAGAACAAACTCAGCAGTAGTAAATTCTGAGTTTTGTCTTGTATCTTCTGTTATGACAGAAGGTTCTCGCCCTGATCTCTTTCAAATACCTGAGTTTTGTCCTGTATGTTCAGGACCAACTGCTATTGTCGGTGATTTCTTATATTGTAATAATACTTCATGTCCATCTAGACTTATCGGATCATTGAAAGTCTGGATCAGGAATCTCGGACTTTTAAATATTGGTGATGCAACGATTGAAGCTTTAGCCGAATTACCGAACGTATCTTCGGTCGCTGACCTTTATCGTTTAACTATCGATGATTGGACTGATTGCTGTTCTGGCCGTAAAATGGCAGATAAATGTTATGCAGCACTTCATTCAAATAAGTCTCTTCCTCTTGAATTGATTCTTGCATCGATAAACATTCCGAATTTCGGTCTTTCTACAGCAACTGATCTTGTCTCTGCCGGGTTCGATACTGCCGATAAAATTGTATCAGCTGGCTTCGATGAATTAGTTGCCGTTCCAAATATTGGGGAGAAAACTGCACGTCAAATTCAAGAAGGGATTTTAGAAAGAAAAGAACTTCTTCTTGATTTGTTGGAAGTTTTGGAGGTCAAGAAAGTTTCTGATGGTCCACTTAAAGGTAAATCAGTATGTATAACTGGTGATCTCTCAAAGCCGAGAAAAACTGTTCAAAAGATGATAATGGATGCTGGCGGAACAGTTCAAAATTCTGTTTCTAAAGGAACCACATATCTCGTTACTAATGATACTGATACTACTTCAAAGAAGATGATGTCCGCCAAGAAAAATGGGGTTATTATTATATCAGAGCAACAGCTTATGGATCTGATGTCTATCCCTTCTTAAATAATCTTCTACTTTCTAGTGTAATTTATTCCAAGTGGAAGAACTTATAGGAAAAATTAGTGGCACCCTATTCGCCAATAAGGGAACTGGATATACCGTTGTCAGAGTAATACTCGAGAAAGGTAATTCAAAAGCCGTTGTTAATGGTGTTTTCCCTGACATAACACTCGATAATGGTGTGAAGGCGAAATTTTGTGGTGTTTGGGGAAATCATCCAACTTATGGTCGTCAGTTCACAGCTTCGGCTTGTGAAATCATTCCTGAAAAAGGAAGAACTGGCGTCATGACCTATCTTATCAATAATGTTAAATCGATAGGTCCGGTTACCGCTGGAAAACTTTATACAGCATTCGGTGACGATTTAGTTTCTATCTTAGATAACACTCCTGAACGTCTTTCTGAATGTGATTTTCTAACCACTCAACAGAGACAATCTATTCAGACTGAATGGAAGAAATCATCTGAACAACGAACAGTATCAATTTTCTTAGCTGATTTTGGCCTCAATGGTACACAGATTCGGTCTGTTTATAGTACCTTCGGGGCTCGAGCTACAGAGCTCATTAAAGCTAATCCTTATTGTCTCTATGAATGTTCCGGTATTGGTTTTTCGACAGCTGATCAAGTTGCCAAAAAACTTGGGATCGGCAGAGATGATTTAAGGAGAGTCTCTGCTTTAATTATATACTCGATGGATGAACTTTCTCGTTCAGACGGTCATACTTACGTTGTTTCTGAAGATATATTTAATCAAACTAAAAAACTTTTTAGACAAGGTCTTGAATCTTTTTCTCACGGAGATTATCTATCGGAATCTGCATATTATACTTGTCTTACCGAACTCAAAAAATCCGGTGTTATAGTTTCAAATGGAACGAAGTTATACCTAAAAAATAACTGGATTTTTGAATCGGAAGCAGCTAGACATGTATCAGATTTATTGAAATCCGGCGCCCCTTCTTTCGGGGATCTTGATGAAATTCTTTCATCATTCGAAGAACGAAGAAATATTAAACTCTCTGATGAACAGAGAGATGCTTTCTTCATGCTAAAGAAATTTCGTGTTTGCGTAATTTCTGGTTATCCTGGAACCGGTAAAACAACCCTTGTATCAGCATTTGTTGATTTATTCGAGAAGAAAAATCTTGATTATTTTCTTCTATCTCCAACTGGTATAGCTGCGAAGCGTCTATCACAAGTGACGGGCAAAGTAGCTTCCACAATTCATAGAGCTCTTGGTTATAATCGTGATGGTGGTTGGAAATTTGGGGCTAACAATAAATTTTATGCTGATGCCATCATTGTTGATGAAATGAGCATGGTAGATTCTGAGACTTTCTACCGATTAATGACCGCTCTAACTCCATCGACTGTTGTTATCCTAGTTGGTGATGCTGCTCAGTTACCGTCAGTTGGTGCTGGATATGTTTTAAATTCTCTCCTGAGTTGTCCTGATGTTCCTCATGTTTTCCTTAAGAGGATATATAGACAATCAGATCAATCAGATATTATTTCAGTCGCCCATCAAATTCTTGCTGGTTCTGACATAGATCTATCGTTTCGTCAGAAATCACAATTTGTTTTCATGCGATATTCGCTTGAGGCGGTTGTTGAAGAAGTTTGTAAGCTTACTGCTCTCATGAAAGAGAAGGGCTCGAATTTCCAGCTTATTGCTCCAAAATATGATGGACAATTAGGTGTAAATAACTTAAATAAATCCCTTCGGCCTGTTCTTAATCCTGAATTCGCATCTAAACGGGCTGCTTACATAAAACATGGGACTTCAGATCTATATGAAGGTGATCGTGTCATGATCATAAAGAATGATTATGACCGCATGATTTTCAACGGTGATACTGGGAAAGTTCAAAGAATCTCTCTAAAAGATGATGAAGTTGAGGTTCGAGTTTTTAACTGGTTTGATCAGGAATCGTCAGTCCCTCGATATGTTGACAAGGTCTTTACATTTAGTGTTGAAGAATGTAGGATGATGTTGACTGTCGCTTATGCTTGTACTGCACATCGTTGTCAGGGTCAGGAATTTGATTATGTTATCATGCCGATGACGATGCAGTACGGGATTATGCTATATAGAAATCTTGTTTATACAGCTATCACTAGAGCAAAGAAAAAAGTTTTTCTTTTTGGTGATCCAGATGCTTTCCTATTCTCCGTTAAAAATGAACGTGAGACTATGAGAAACTCGGATCTTTCATTATTGATATCGACCGGTCTTGACGTTGACCAGGCTTCAGGATTTCCTTGAAGTTCTTTTCAATGTAATTTTGATCAGTGTCGAAAATCAGATTAGTCACATCATCTGACGAACATCTTGCCGATCTCAACCCCGGTTACAGAAAAGACTGTTACAGGGATGCCATTTTTGAGAAGCTTGAATGGCAAGGTCAGCTTGCTTCAAGGTTAGAAGCTGATGCTGTTGTTCGTGTTGGCGACTTTTTTCATGTGAAAGCTGCTAATAAGACGACAATGGCAACTGTCGCTCAATCGGCTAGGATTCATCGTAATTATTCATGTCCAACATATGCCATCGGTGGCAATCATGACATGAGTTATAATGATCCGCTTTCTCTCCCTAAACAGCCGCTTGGTGTTCTTCTTCGTTCCGGTGTTTTCAGACATCTTAAAGATGAAACTCTCACTTCAGGAACTTTGAACGTTCGACTTATTGGTGTTGAATATACGACTGATTTATATGACGACGCTCTGAGAGAGGCCGTAAAGAAGAACGATTCTAGCACATATACTATTGCTTTTGTTCATGCGTTAGCAGCTTTCGCGCCAGAAGAACGTGTTCAAACATTCTTTAATGAACGAGTATTTGATTATCGAGATTTAATATTTGAAGGATGCCCTGATGTTTATGTCTTTGGGCATTATCACAAAGATCAAGGTGTTAAAGAACACCTTGGCGTCAAATTTGTGAATCTTGGTGCTGTCTCTAGAGGGGCCTTAACTTTCGAAAATCTTGATCGTATTCCGAAGGTATCGAGTATTGTCTGTGACTCTCGAGGAATTTCTATTGATGTTCATGATATACCAATCAAGGATGCTTCTGAAGTTTTTGACCTTGAAAAGAAGAAGGCACTTGATAAAGAACGACGCAATTTAGACGAGTTCATACAAAAACTTCGTACTACTGCTACTTCGACTTTTGGAAATGTCGATGATAAACTTGAAGAATTGAAAAACTCAGGTTATCCTGAGGATCTTAGAAATATCATTTTAGAGACTATTGAAGCGGCTGAGCATGGTGTGTTAGAGGAATAGTATGAGTCTCTGTGACTATCTTAGCTATTCAGGGATAAGTTGTTATATAATATGCCCAAAGAAGTATGAATTTTCTTATATAATCAAAGCTTTTAAAAAAGCAAGAGATCCGCGTGATTCCATGTTTGGTTCCATTATTGGAAAAGTATTCGAATGGTTTTATAAGAGGAAGGCCTGGTCTAAACCGAATCCGATTGGCGTTACTCTTTCCTATAAAGATGCTGCTATAGATCAGATATTTGCCACTGAGAATTTCATATCAGCTTCGGATCCTGGGTATGTTTTAACACTCAGAAATGATCTTGATACATATATTCCTGAAGGAATCAACACTATAAGAAAAAATCGTCTTCTATCCCCGGCTAGTGTTGCTGAACGTGATTTAACACAAGATTATACCAAGGATGGCATTACTCTTCGTTTAGGGGCAAAAGTTGATTTCATTCATCCATTTAGTGATGAAATCGTTATTATTGATGGTAAAGGATCAAGACATAGAGGTAAGTATACTGACTCTAATCAATTAATTTGGTACGCGACTTTACATTATCTCTATTACGGTGTCGCCCCTAGTCGAATCGGATTTCTTTATTGGCGCTTTCCTTCTGATCCTCTTCAGTGGGTTGATTATACTGAAGATGACATGAGAAAATCTATTGATACGGCTTTCGATGTCGCTAAGAAAGTTCGTTTGAAAATGTTTGAGGCTCAGCCATCTGTTGCTTGTAAGAATTGTGATTATAATCTCACTTGTTCTGAAGGTCGTGAATATATAGCTGCTACCCGTTTTGATTCAAATAATAGGGTTTTCGATTCCATATTTGATCTTGAACAGGTAACCTGAAACTTTGTTGATGTAATTTGAAATTATCTTTGAGAGGATGACTGATGAAAGATACTACTACTGCCAGTATTGATGATCTTGTCAAGTCTTACCAAGAGTATAATTCTCGACGTGAAGCACTTGAGAGGAATAAATCATTAGTTACTGCTGAACTAACGGCGCGACGAAAGGCACTCCGTAGATTAATGGATGAATGCCAAGCGCTCGGATTTGATCCGAATAACATCAAAGATGAGCTCACTCGTCAAATTGAAGTTGAACGTGTAAAAATTCAAGCGTTAACTTCAGAGCTTGAAACGGCTGAGAAAATCATTAAGCCCATGCTAGATGAGATAAACAAAGGATGAAATTCTCTCTTGGAACTAAGTCGATAGGACAAGCATTCTCTCTGGTTCGTCTTGTTAAACCGGAATCCGGTGATTTTTGTCTTCGATTTGAACAAGATGGAGTGGTTGTTTTTTCGAATGATAAACGCAGATATGTTCGAACTTTCGTCGATTATAGCGGTGGAAGTGATTCTAGCATTAAATGCGAAGAATTATATATAACGCCTGATAAAACTGCTCTTCTCGATATTGATGATCTTCGTTCTGTTACTATCACGATAAACGAAAAATCAGTTTCGTTAAAGGCGGAAGGTGGAGGGCAGAGTCGTCAAGCCAGCATGAAAAAGAAGGCGCGACGTTCTAAGCGTCTTCCTATTCCTGAACTTCCGACTACGACTGGTATAAAAGATATTAATCGAGTAGCTTTTGAAAAGATACTTCGTAGTTTATCTTGCTCTGCTCAAGTAAAAATGAAGTCTGATGAAGAAATGCGAGTTAATCAGGTTCATTTTTATAGTGAATCCAATTGTGCCGTGTCCATGGCTAGACATTATGGGACGGTAGTTAAATCACCACTCATCGATTTTGACCTGAGTCTCGTTGGAGCCGATTTACCTATCATCTCTTCTTTTTGTTCTAATTGCAAAGACGACTATATTTCCATAACAGAGGATAAGAATAAATTATATATAGTTGAACCCGGGACGAGATCTATTCTTGCTTTAAGTAAGATCTCTTCAAAGAAACCATTATTTACTTTAGAGAGTGATGATTATCCCGTTTCTTTTATTGTCGGTGCGGACAAGCTCTCTAAAGCTCTTTCGTGGGCTATGACAGCCTCTCAGGAAGAAGGGACTCGAAGAGTATCCTTTCGAGCTAGTGGTGAAGATCGTGATCGTGAATTAATTCTTTTCTTCAATAAAGAAGAAATCTCCAGAATTGATTGTCGTATGGAACGAGGTCATGTCTTCGATGAAGACATTTATGTTGAGTACCTCGAGCATGTAACTGGGAATGTTGAAGGAGATGTGAAATTTTCATTCGGTCATGCAGATTCTCCAAATACCATTCGTATATCTTCAGCTAATCCCACTGGGGATACGTTAGTTCAGCATTATCTTCAAACGATGGTGAAACACTAATGGACATCGAAAAAAGACTCGGTGAGCTAAGAGAAGGTATTTCATCTATCAAAGCTTATCGTGATATTTTACATCTTCGTTCTGAAGCACTTAAAGCTAAATCTGAAGCTTTGAGATATAAAGCTGATCTTAATCAGAGAAGTTCTGAAGTTATCAAAAAATGGCTTGAAGATCTTCTTCGAGCAAATGTTGAATCGATGTCTGAGCTCGTAACTAGTGCTCTTAAGAGCATAGTTTATGATCAAAATTTGACGTTCCGTATTCAACAGGAACCAAAATTTAATCGTCTTTCCATGCGTTTCTTGCTCGAAGAGGATGGGATTGAAGCAGACCCCATGACGTCTTTCGGTGGCGGTGCAGCCGTTGTTTCTTCACTCGTTCTCAGGCTTGCAGTTATGGCCAGATTAAACATGGCTAATTTGCTGCTTCTTGATGAATCGATGTCTGCTCTGGCTCTTCGTTATATTCCGGCAGCTGCCGATTTTATGCGTCAACTCGCAGAAGAGACCGGAGTGAATATTTTCATGGTAACTCATAACGAAGAATTCATGGCTCACGCTCACGTAGCTTATGAAGGATATACCGAAAAGGGCCCTGACGATATTAAATCTTTCCGTTTGCGTCGTCGAACGTAGAGTACTAATTCGTGAAGAAGAAATTAAGCATAGTAAGTCGGCTGGAGCGCCTACGTAATAGGTATCTTCGCCAACATATTCTATCTCTTACTTGTCGTCGTTATGGAAATTGTGTTCATAACGTTGAACATCTTCCTAAAAGACTTCCGTATTCTCAAAATGATTTATCGACAGAGTATGAACTCTCTCCGAGACACCAAACAACTCTTGTTGTTTTAAATACAGAACTTGAGCCTGAACATATATGCACATATGGATCTGAAGATCCATCTTCTTGGACTGGGGAATTTTGCGATAACGACGCGAAAGCTGCTGATTGTCCGTATTTTAGATCTTCTCATTCTATTGATGAAGCTGCAGCTGATTTTGAAGAGTGTTTTTCTAATGATAAATATGTCTATGATAATTATCGTGATATAGCTGCTCTTCAATGGATCCTTGAAATCAGGGGAAAACGAAGGCCTCTTTTCAACAGATTTATTTTCTGGATTTTATCATTTTTTACGATTTTTTCTCTTCGTAAGAGACCTCATGCTCTCCCTGAAAAGGAAGAAGAACTACCGGAAGATTTCTGGAAATGATTCTTCTCAGAATTTTAGAACATGATCTTCATAGATCACGATCAGGAGCATCGATTCCATATCAAATCGACGTTCCTGCTATAATAGATTTTGTTCCAGCTATCATCTCTAGTACGAGAGGGAAATTTTTAGTTTCCCGAAAACTAACTAATGGAGATGATGTCATATACAAACCGAAGGATGAGCTACCGATGCTCATTCGTGGTGGGAAAATAGTTAAAAAAGACATAGATGTCAGTTCGAAGACTCTTTATATAGGTGTTGGTGTTTTCTCTCAAGAATCCGAGAATACCGATACTATAATCGGTGATATGATATCCGCTGCTTTCAAATTATCGGTTGAAGATAATCTCGGAAATGTTTTTTCCGGTAAGGGTCGAGCCGGTAAAGGTTTTAGTTATATTCAAAAAAATTCCGGGATGGTTATACAACCACATGTTTGTTTGACACCGACTGATTGGACCCCTGATAAGAAAAAACGATTCTTTGGTACTGATTACGATGATTCAGCTGGGAAATATAAGAAAATTTGTAGGATAGTCCCGTGTGATGTTCCATTTCCAGTTTTCTTATCTCGTCCTGACATGGTTGGTTTATACACTCAATTTTTGGGTGGAGGGGCCGCTATCCTAATCCATAACATTGCATTAGGAATGGCTTTTTGTCCTTCAAAAATCCCTAGTCAAGTGTAAAGATCAATGTGTATTTTTTAGAAGCCTTTCTTGAGTGGGCTTCGAGTTGCCTCGAAAATTCGGATGAGGCACAATCTTATCTTTTAGGGAGAGGTGTATCTGCTGAGCAGATTCGTCGCCACAGAATTGGTTTTGTTGGCGGTGATTTCTTTCCAGAAGTTACTTCTGATCCTAAGCACTCTGAATCTTGTGGAGAAAAAGACGGGCCTTTCTGTGAATCCTGTAGATTCATGCGTTGGTCTACGAAATGGACCAGAGAAGAAGAGGGTGGTCCAAAAATTCCCATAATTGGGCGTCGAATTGTTGGTTCTATCGTTTTTCCTTTAACTACTTATTCTGGCTGTCTTGTTGGTGTTCAAGTTAGATCTATCGCTGAGAAAAACTACGACACTTTTCTTATTCGTAGAAGGCCGGAGGGATTCTTTTTTGGTGCAGCGGTAGCAATGCCGATAATCTGGGCTAAGAAAGAAGTTTTCTTAGTAGAAGGACCATTTGACTATTTAACATTCGAGAGATTAGCTGCTCCTAATGTTCTTGGTCTTACGAATAGTAGTCCTGGGAAAGATAGAACTAAAATTATTCAGCGATTCGCATCAATTGTAAATATGTGTCTTGACTTAGATGCTGCTGGTCGAAAAGGATTTCGATCGTTCTTTGATTATAACTATTCACCGAATTTATTTATTCGTGATTTCAGACTTCCTAATATTAGGAATTGTAAAGATTTGAATGAAGCATGGAGAAAAATCGGTGATGATGGAATACGTTCATGGTACGCCTCTATGAGCGTAAAATGATTTTAAGTTGGAGAATCAAATGACTGACGAAAATGATGCAGTACGTGATAAGAAAAAGAAGACTGAGCAAATGCCGTTGCTCTTTGATGATTTTGAAACCGCTCAAAAAATAGCTGAGAGGATGATACCGAAAGATCATCAGCATCTTAGTTCCGCTAAAATTCGTTACATATGTCGTAACAAAGCTGCCAGACGTGCAGGTAATCCAGTTCCTGGAAACGTCTATAAGATGGGCGGAAAATTCGCTTTTCTTGTTGGTTTTGATTTCATCATTGAGATCGCTCTTGAAGTTTGGAATGATCTTAGACCAAATCAACGTGACGCCCTGATTGATCATCTACTTAGTAGGTGTCAGGGAACGGAGAAAGAGGAAGACGGTTCAATGGTATGGAAGCTCATACCTCCTCCAGTTCAAGAATTTCCTGAAGTTGCTGAACGTCATGGGCAGTGGCATGAAGGTCTTGTCGAATTCGAGAAATGCTTGAGAACTGAGTAAAGCATCATCATGTTAGATTTGAAATATCGTCCCAATCGTTTTGCTGATGTTTTAGGTAATAATGGAGTGAAGAATTTACTCCTAACTAGGAGTAGAGGACATTCTTTAAGTCAGCAATCAATGATGTTTGGAGGTCCGAAGGGTTGCGGTAAAACAACTCTTGCTCGAATTGTTGCTCGAGCTATGAAATGTACGAATTTGCAAGACGGGGAACCGTGTAATGAATGTGATTCGTGTATTTCTATTCTTAACGGGACAAACCAAGATGTCGAAGAGCTTGATGCTGCTTCTCAGGGGACGATCGATAAGATTCGTGAAATAATTCGCGATTCTGAATTTGGTTCTGAGGATGGAAGTGATCTCAGAATCTACTTCTTTGATGAGGCTCAGCGTCTTTCTAAGCCTGCACAAGATGCTCTTCTGCAGGCTGTTGAGTCACGGACTTTCATTGTTATTTTATGTACTACTGAGCCACATAAAATAGTTGGTCCTATTCGTGATCGAGTAGAAGAGTATAACATTCAACCCCCGTCTCAAGATGCTCTTGTCATGAGACTGAAGGATGTTTGTGAAAAAGAGTCACTTCAATATGAAGATGAGGCTCTTAGCATAATAGCTATGATGTGTTCACGTACTCCAAGAAGTAGCTTATTAGCTCTTGAGTCTATGTCTATTCTTGGTCCTATTACACTGTCAACTGTTAGTCAGTATTATCGATTCGAAAGTTATGAACTCGTTGGAAAAATTCTTTCCACATTAGATATTAATGTGAAGCATGCTTTCGACTTTCTTGATAAGCTTTCTCATAGGGAAAGTCCGACTTGGATTCGTGATATGATAATTGAGGCTATTTCGGGTGCTTTCAGACTTTCTGTTGGTGCTAAATCGAAATTCCCTGTTGAAACAGGATTTTTTCCTAGTAGAGGCCGCGGTTGGCTGACGGTAGCTCAAGATCTTGGATCTATTGATCGTCCATCCATTGCTGATATTGAGGCTATCCTTTTAAAGGATGCTCAAATAGTTCCTGTTTCTATTCCAGTATCTCAAAACATAACTCCATCTGTTACAGAACCAACTGTTATTCTCCCTCCCATTCCGGTTCCTGTTTCACCCACAGCTCCGCCTGTAGCTCCGCCTGTAGCTCCGCCTATTACGGCCCAATCTCCTTCTAAGCAACCTCCGCCAAGATCGGGTTCGAAATCAGTTGAAGTAAATGGTGTTAAATATACATCAAATGAAGATTTAACATCTTTAGATAAAAGTGTTGTCTTTACTGCTCCGACTCCAGAAACTACTGAGCGGGCTGAAGTTCACGTAAAGTTAGATCGTGAACGAATCCCAATCTCAGAAGCTGAATTCGCGGCATCCTTCACCCGGCGTCTCGGTGGTTAAGCCGAAATGGGTAGTTGTCGAACTATCCTCAGCTGGTGAGCAGGAATCTGAAACGAATGTTCCTGTACTTGAAAATTCAATTCGTCGAATTTTGAAACGGACGGATATTAATATATTTGTTCCTGCACTCTCAACTAAAGTAAGGAAAGAATCACAAACACTAGTTTATATGGATGGATATGTGTTTATCGAGTTTAGACCTGACATTTCATACCTTAAACTTCGTGATACTACTTATTTCAGAGAGGTTCTTTGTACAACTAGTCGTGGATCTTCTCCAGTTTATTCTCTAGTTGATGATTCTCAACTCGATCCGTTACGTCAAGGTATTAAAGAAATCCAAGAAGTCAAGTTTTCTGTTGGAGATCCCGTGGTTGTTAAAAGCGGCACTTACAAAAACATGAGAGGTGTTGTTGTTGGTGTTGACGGTGATATGATTGATGTAAAGGCTATCTTAAAATCGAAAGCTCTTATTCTTGGATACCGTAGTACATATTTGGAGAAATTGAAGGTTGTCTAATACTTCCAGAAATCTTTTGATTGACGGTAATAACCTTCTTCATAGGGCATATGCTATTTTTGTTACGAATCGTTCTGATGATCCGATGATTTCTCCATCAGGTTATCCGACAGGACTCATATACGGATTCCTATCGATGTTATCCGATTGGGTGTTATCAGTTTCTCGCCCATCTCGTATGGATGTGTTTTTCGATGGAACTCCGAAAAGACGACTTTCATTAGATCCAAACTATAAACTAAGAGAAGAAGGAGATAAGACTCGTCCAGGTTCCGAGCCCTTTGAAATTCGTTTATGTGATGGATACGTTGCTCGTAATGAACTTGATGTTCTTATTCATTTATTTTTACTCATGGGATCGGATGTTTATCACCATCCTGATGAAGAAGCAGATGATTTAATTGCTTCTTATGTGAATTCTCGACCATATGACTATCATATAATAGTTTCTTCTGATCGGGATTATTATCAGCTTTTAGCTGATTCAGATCGAATTGTTATATATCGTCCCGGGTCTACCGGGGATCGATTTGTTGATGCTGAAAAATCAGCAATTGACATGGAGAGGAAATTTAAGGTTGCCATCCAACCTTCAGAAATTTTGATGTTTAAAGCTTTGACTGGTGATAATTCAGATCATATTCCTGGAATTCCAAGACTCCGAAAAAAAGTAGCAGCAACTGTCTGTGGTTGTTCTAACTTTGATCAATTATTAGAGACAGGTCTTCCTGGTTTTTCTAAAATAGAACGAGAGAAAGTCGAATCTTCAAGGGATCGCATATCTTTAAATCTGCAGCTAGTTAGATTATGTAGAAATCTTGATATATCTAATTCTCGTACTGTGAGCACTCCCGATCATCGGATGGCTCTCAGAATCCTTACTGAAGATCTCGGGATTACTACTGTTTCACCTAGTTCTTTCTGTTTTAAGGAGGAGCATAAAGTGAGATATGGTGGTACATCTTCATATGAGTTCTTGCCTGATTTTTTGAAGGATGTTTGAATGTTTTCGGTAAAGTGTTACTAGGCGAGTCTAAGACTCTCCAGCCAAATATAGATACTAATACTCGACTTGTTTCGTCATCATACCTATATTGATATCTAAACTACCGCAATTTAGTTGCGCATGGCTGGAGTTTAGAAAATGTCTCATATTCTTATCTCGGACCCTCAGGGTTTATCGTCTCGTTTTGATGGTCGTTATAGATTAGGCGCAGACGGTGAATCAGAAATTGGGATTGACGAGCTCATTGATCAAAAGCTCGCTCCGGCTCAAGAAGAAAATTTGATCGTGGATGGTGCGATGCCGAGTTTTTCGGCTGTTGAACACCATCTAGATCGTATTCCGGAAAGAGAAGCCGACTTAATATCCATGTATTACCAAAGTCGGATGAAACAAGAACAAATAGCTAAAGTTTTTGGTATTACACAAGCCGCAGTATCTTATAGACTTCATCGCGGTATTCGTCGCATTCAATTTTTGAGAACCATTCCGGAACTCGATAGAGAAGATTTTGAATTAGAACTTGGTCCGAAGTTTTTAGATCAAGATCGAGAAATTCTCTGGCTCATGTATGAAACTACTTGTCAGTCAGAAATAGCGAAACGTCTTAGTTTAACGCAGGGGAGAGTTAGACATCGATTTTTCCGGTCTCTCTCAAGAATTAAGGAATTGATTACTGAGGAAGCCCGAGAGGTTGAAGCTAAAGTTCGCTCAGACCAAAGAAAAGGCCTTCGTAATGGTGGGGATGCGGCTGTCCTTTTTGCTATTGAAGAATCGATGCAGAATTCTAAATATGCAAAGTACTGGACCGTATTCTATGCTATAAGTGACAAGCATTTCAATATTCTTCATGAGGTTAGTCTTCCTCAATTTAGGGATCGTGGGATTGCTCAGATTTTGCCAGTTGATTAATTTCTCGATTTTTATACGATTTCGATTTTATGACTCCATCTCGTCTAGCCATTGTTTTACGTCAAATTGCCACTCGGATAGATAATTCTAAATCCCCTAGACGAGATTTAGTCTCTTGTGAACTGAAGCGGGTTTTAGCAGCAGTTGAAACGCCTAAAAAAGCTTACAGAATTATAACTGATGAGCCTGTTGCAGTTACCGTAGGATTTGTTCCTGAGGGGACGGAATTTGATGAATATGATTTAATTTCTGACGATGGTGGGGAATTTGTTTTTATTGATGATGAAAATAATATGTCAATCTCAAAAGATGGGCATAATATTAATCAAGATCCTGAATGGCCAGAACCAGATCTTCTTATCTTTCGTTCTAAAGAAGAATTTGATGAGTGGATGACTGAAAATAACTAATTATTTAGCGAATGATTTTACTAATACTATAAGAGTTACTACGGCTATCACTACTACGGCGGTTATAACTATCCCCGTCCAATTGTTCGGTACAATAAGTCTTATTGCCCCAGTTGGAGGAAGGGAGTTTTTTTCTTCCAATTTCTTTCTGGCTGCTTCTAATCTTGTTTGCAAATCTTGAAACTCTATTTCGGTTTGACTGACCCTTTCCATCATTATTTCAGGGTCACTTTTCTGGACTATTCTTATTTTTGGGATGAGGGACTCTTTCTTCTGTCTTTTACATAAAGCACAGGTAATACTTGATGGGACATTCATGTGCCCGCAAACTTTGCAAAACCAAGAATTACTACTCACTTGTTGACCTTATACCTTAATCAGCTTCTTTTCAAACATTCGAACGATGACAACCGTCTCTGGATCGGGTTTTGAATTCTCCATCGAGTCGACAGGTGGTGCCTGGTCTTGGGCAGTTGTGTCTAAGACGATCCCTGGAGTCGGCCCGTTCTATGAAGTACATTCTATAAGGACTCCCTGGGGTTCATTATGTCAGACTGCTATTCCGATCCCGGCTGAAGTTATTACAGGAATGGCTGATTCTATTGCTCAAATTCAACAGCAGCTTTCTCCATTACTTGCTCTTGTGAATCCGTCTGAAATCTCTTTTGTCATATCCATAACTGAGGGTGACCCGAATCAGATTATAGCTAATATTCCATTTACTAATACCGGTTCTTTCGGTTCTTCACTGACTGCTACGGCAACTCCAAACGTTCCGTGGTTAAAGGCGAATCCAGGTTATATTGGTGGTATTGGTAGGAATGAGCAGGCTTCTTTTTCAGTAACCCTCATCACTGGAACTCTGCTTCAATCCGGATCCCCTTATCTTGGTGTTTTGAATTTGCAGGATAATCGGAATCCGCCAACGGTCATTCCGATTGCATTTTCAATATCAGTTTTGCCGAGACCTGTTATAGCAGCTGCTCCTACTTCAATCAATTTTGTTTGGTACGGGTCTAGTCATACTGGGAGTGGTCCTTTCACGGTCGCAATTTCAAATTCTGGCCCTGTGAATTCCATTCTGAATTGGAGTGCGTCAAAGGTTCAGAATAACTCGTCTTGGCTTTCTGTAGTTCCGGCAACGGGCGGGCCTCTCGCTTCCGGTGCTTCTCAAGATGTCCAGTTTAGTCTTGTTTCAGCATGTGTCCCATATAATCCTGGGGTATATACCGAGACAGTTCGATTTTCCTCGCCAAATGCTTCGAACCATTATGTTGACGTTGTTGTGACTTTAACAATAATCGATCCATAATCGTTAAGTTTGTTGTTCGGTTTCATTGGAGAAGGTTCATATCCATGAGCAAGTCAAAGTCTTTAAATATTAGTGATATAAGGTTTTCTTCCTCATCGATTGATGACTTCTTTTCGAGTCCTCGTCCGGTTGTGAAGACTGCGACTTCTGGAAAAACCCGTGTCGCTAGTCTCCAGGCACTCTCCGGATTCCATTTTCTGTCTTCCGATACTTTAGTTAGAGTTTCTCAGCAGGATTTTTGGAAACTCGGACAGGATGCGGACGGATTTTTCATTGAACGTCTCGTTTCGGATGATGAAGGGCCTGTAAAGGGTTAATATGAAGGACCGTTTTGCATCAATGGCTGCCCGTTTGGTGGGTGGACAAACTCGAACAGCTGGAAAGATCGAGTTCCTAAAGGATCAAGGTCCTCTTCGACGTGATATTCGTGTTGAAGGGTTCGTCTGGGATCCGGAAATTCATCGGAATCTAGCTAAAACTCTTTGGGCAGTTGAAAGATCCCATAGTTATGGGATAGCGGCCCTTAGACTCTTTTCAAGAATGTCCTCTTCTGAGTTTAGCCCTGACGGTCTTCTTGGAGGTCGTGGTTATATCCAGAAAGTGAAGGACCTTCGTTCCAGTCTTGGTCAGGCTGTTGAGGTTCTCTCCTCTTTTGCTGATACCATGCACGATGAGGTGAACGCTAGCCATTGGAAACAGGCAATGGAAGCGGATCCGACAACAGAAGATATTATATCTGAAGCTGAGCGCTCAGATCAACCTGAATATGTAGATAAAACATTCCGTCAGGAAGTTCCATCAGTTCAAGAAGGTTTAAACGCTAATCCTTCTCAAGATGAAGAAAACGAACCGGACACCTATGAAAATCCGGATCCGGAAGATTTCAATCCTTTCGTTGAATCTGAGGATGATGAAGATGAGGAACAAAATTGGTTCACTCAGACTTCATCTTGCATGTATGGAGAAGAAGTTCCGGAACCAGGACCTAAGTCAGCTCTTCCAACTGATGAAGGTGATCAACCAGAAGGCATAGGAACTTACCCTGAAGCAATGTTAAATACCACTGGAGAGGCAACCGTTGTCTACCATGGTGGTGCTTATGGCGCAGCTGTTAAAAAATTAGTTAGTAGAGCAGCTTCTAATCATCTCGCGGATTCTTCTGTTGATCCTTCTACGCTTTCTGGCCCACGTGTTATGCATGTCGGTCCGGCGGAGTCTCCTGAAGAATTTGGGTATGATACCGAGGATTCGGAACGTCCTTCAGATGATCCACTTGGTGAGGGATTTCAAAGTTATGACACCGTTTATGAAGGTGCTGATGCCTGTCAGGACGGGGTTACTGGCTTCTCTAATATGGAGGCAGTAGCAGCTCGAGTTGCTGCTGGTGAAAATACCTACTCCTGGTTGCCTGGTTCTCGTAATGAGAAATTGATGCCATACTATGATCTCGGTCTATCCGAATCTGATGTTATGGCAATGAGAGCTAGTGATGCTCCTGAGCCTCCTCCTAGTATGAGACCGAAATCGCAAAAAATCTTTGATCATGATATATTATGGGATGCTGTTAGGGAGAAATGATGGCAAGCAGTCTCCCATTTGATGGTGCTAGTACTAAAGCAGTCGATACTTTTGGCATCGGTATGTATGATTCATTTGCCGATGGCCAAGGTCATGGGGAAGATGATGAATCTCGTGAACCCGCAGGTGCATCTTTGCCCGATGGCGGTCCTACAGACGGTTTTGATGTAGACTTCTTTCTCTCATACCCGCAAGAACAAGCTCTTGGCCCTAAGCATGCATCATCACATGAGTTTTGCCCCTCATGTGGGTATTCGATGTCACGAATAGGCGAATGCCTAGCTTGTGACTTTGTTGCTATGCTTCCAGGTGATGCTGATCGTCCTCCGAAGAGTGCACGTCCTGCTGATACTACTTTAAATTCTCTTGGTGGTCCAGCATCGGATGTTAGAATATCTGAATCTGAGCTTCCTTCAGATGAAGATAATCCGTCTGCTCGATCTGATTATTATGATCGCATGGTGTCAGGTTCTAACAAGATGAGTTCTGATGAGAGTCGTTTTTGGCCTTCAGAAGACTCTGGTGCATATGTAACTCAAGAAGAGAAAAGTCCTTACGAAATTGAGCTCCCTAGTGAATCATCAATTCCATATAAGACTAAAGATGGTCATTATGTTGATGATAATGGGGAGGTAGAAAGTTATCCAGAACCTGAATTTAATACTAAAGCAATAGATAATAATCTTCAGAGTTTAGGTAACGCTTGGTCTGGTTATACGATTCAGGATGACGCTACTCCTAAAGGTTTTCCTTCAACCGATTTTGTCGAAGAAGCAGATTTTCTAGATTCAAATCCGAATTCTCCTGAAGTTTGGCATCTTCAACCTTTTGGTAACACCGCGTCGAATAGGAACGGAGATTCTCGTATGCAGCGTATTGCCACCAATATTGAATTGGTCAGGGATTTGACGAAAGAATTCATGAAGGAATACGGGAAAACCAATATTGTTAAGAGAAGTGTTTTAGCTTTTCTTCAATCGAAAAATCTCCCTCAGTATCTTTCATCAGACATCATTCGTTGCATGAAACATGATCACAAGATTGTGATCCCGGATGTGTTGGATACTTTCCCACTTTCAGAGAATGCTTCGGAGAATGTCAGGAGACTTGCTTCAGTACATGAAAGATTAGTCGATCTTAGTATCGATAATATTACAAATCCTGAAGTTTCTTCTACTCTTCGACGTTGTGCAGCTGATATGGCTCAAGCCATCGCAAAAATTGAAAGAGCAACTCCTAGCCTCTCGGCTAATCAACTTAAATCTTAAATCCGATAAGGGATTTGATTTTACGGTTGATTTTTCATGGTAAATTTTTATAATGGCGAAGACTCCTGACGACGTCAATTCCGGTCTCGGTGACATCTCTAGCATCCTTCATAACCAGGGAGTCTCCGATTTATCTTGGTTAAATGTTGATCCTGAGGAATATAGGAAATTCGAAGCTCTGCCTAAGCAGAACCTCGATATAATTCCGGAACTCCAGACGGCGCTTGCATGGGATGGTAAAGACGAACGAGTTCAATCTATTAATCCGATTCGTCCCCATACTACTGTAAATACGAATCCGCTTGATACTCCTGAAGCAACTCTTAGATCAAAATCATCGGTTCGTGATCGACTTGCCGAATATGTGATGGAAGGTAAATCGGAGAAGGAAATAGCAAAGAATCTCCTTCTTCAATTTAGTCCTGAGCAATTAAGATCTGCTTCTACAGAGGCTTCTCAAGTTCTCGGGGAAAGAGGACTTCTCGGTAATATTTATGTAGATGCAAGTCACTTCCCTCGCTGTGCTCAAGAAGGCCCTCATAGGGACTTCGTAGCGAAACATGCTAAGCGAGCTTTATATGTTCTTGCGAAGAATTCATGCCCTGGTTGTGTTTGTAACCAAGGCGGTCGCTGCGCTTCTTTCCAAAAACGAGTTGTTCGAGAAATTCCATATGCTGAGGCTTTAGCGGCTCATTATGCCACTCAGCTTTCTAAAGAGCGTCGATTAACTGAAGAAGATGTTAAGGTCCTTACGAGCAGTAATAGAACTGCTAGTGATATAAAGGAACATCTTCGAGTCGCCTTTTTGAGACCGATCGCTGCTGTTCATCCTGATGGTGTTCAGACTATTCATTATCAGAAGCAGGTAGCTGCTCCTATTATTACTGATGAAGATCGTCGTCAGTTTGAAATGCGTCAAGCAGCAAAAGCTTCAATTGAACGTCTTCCTAACCCTATGTATGTTGTCGCGGCTCGTCGCATGATGAAGGGTCATGCGGATCGTATGTCGCTTTCGGCATCATCGGATGTAGAGATTCGTAATCTAGCTCGAGAACACGGGATTCTTGGTCATACGTACCTTGATGGTGATATTCTTGGTGGTATAAAGGAAACTCTCGACCATATTGCAACGATGAAATCACCTCCTGATTTTGTCGTCCTTCGTGATTTGGCTTCTCTCTCTGGTAGTCATCAACTCATCGAACTTTCGAAGTTGTCTACTATTGTTCCGAATCGTCCTGTTTTGACCAGGGAACATCTCGCATCTGCATGTGAACGTGCAGTTAACGAAGAGAGAATGACTGGGGAACAAGTCACTAATATTTTGAGGAATTCTTCATCTACTCCAGACGAAAATATTCCTTCAATAATTTCTCAAGTTAATTTATATACTCCTCCTGCTGAGGTTCGTGAAATAGAAGTAAATCCTGCAATTCTTGCTACCGCTCATAACGGTGAGTCTCATGCTGAGACTCGAGCCATCATGAACCCGGAAGAGGTCAGAAGAACTATTTCTTCCATGATGAATTCCGGTCTTCGCGGTAAGAAACTCCAAGCCGCAGTTTTAAGTCGATACTCAAGATCGGATCTTGCTCAAGTTCCGGAAGTTGGTTCTCAACTAGCGGCTGAAGACGGTATTCAAGGATCTTATTTTATAGATCCGACTGCATACTCTGATTACGGTCGAGGATGTAACATCGGTTCTGATCTTCTTCGTAAGAAGGAAGTTCCTAATGTATTCGTCGGGTCTTCTTGTACTGGATGTCGTCTTCAGACCCACCCTGGTTGGTGTTCTAAATACGCCAAGTCCCTGATTCGACAAATCCCTGATTCAGTCAGGGTTGAAGCAGCTGAAAGACGACGTCTTCCTGTCGCTCAAGAGTTACCGCCTGTGGAAGACCCGGTTAGAAAATATGGACTTGCCTCAGAATTAACTCTTGAACCAGCTCCGGCGCCTCGAAAGATGGTAGAAATTAATATTTCTTCATCGAAGGTGACTGACTGATCAGGTAAAGTATCCTCATGGACGGACCCTTTGATGGGGACGATGATGAGAAAAAGCAAGACCCGAAAAAACCGGGAAAGCTCATCGTTCTAGCTGGCGGTAAAAAAGTTGACCCGAAAGAGGTCGGAGCTGGTTATGTTGTTGGACAAACTGGTGATGTCCCAACCTCTGATATAACAAGCCCTATCGAAGTAGATAAAGAACTTCGAGAACGCCAGACTTATGTAAAAAATCAGGAGATCGTTCAAACTATTGGGCGTCATGGAACGACCAATGAGATAATCGATCTGATTATGCTTGAGATAGCTGAAGAGTTATCTCATTTGAAGTTCGAAAGACGACGAGCTGCTAAAGAAGGTAAGCCCACGATGGGGCATACCATCAATCGTGCTCAAGGTCTTCGAAGTCTCGCTGAGATTCTGCTGAAACGTAGAGAAGCATCTCGAGCTGACCGTCTTGATCTGAAATCTCCATTCTTTCAAGCTGTGTTTAAAGTCTGGATCAATTTTTTCATCGAATCGATGGAAAAAACTGGGATTGAATCTCATATTATTGATCTTGTTATGCAGCAAATGAAATCAGATATGGTTGATTGGGAAAAGAAGATGGATGTTGCAGGAGTTGATTAATGCCAAGTATAGAGAAAAAGGAGAAGAGTTCTCTTACTGGTGCTTTAGACGACGTTGTTGAAAGAAGAAGAAAAGATAAGTATATAGCTACAACGAATTCTGATGAATTCAATCCTGATTTTTTAAATATTCTAGAATTCGTAGATCGATTTAATCTTCTTCCAGCTGGTCTTTATCCAGTCCAAAAATTCATCCTTAAATTATGTTATAACATCCCCCTAAGTGATACTCTTCCGGAAAAAGAAACTGATCGAATAAAAATAAGCCCAACTTTTCGTAAGAAGGATTCTTTTTTCTTAACTGAAGTTGAATATTTAGCTTATCTCCATAAACATGGACGATGTAATATTGGAGTTCAAGATGATCATCCTCGTCGAGAACTTATCCTTGTTCTCGGAAGACGAAGTGGAAAATCTGTTCTTGCTGGTTTAATATCTGCTTATGAATTATATAAATTAATTCGTCGTGGATGCCCGCAAGCTTATTACGGAATGATTCCGACTTCGGAAATTCGAGTATTTTGTATTGCTAATGATAAAGATCAGGCTTCAATTGTTTACGGTGAAATGTCTGGACATATTGCCCAGGTTGATTATTTCCGAGAGTCTTTAATTCATGATACGCAGACTTACATCAAATTTAGAACTGAAAGTGATAAGAAACGTTTCAAGGATAAGAGCAAAGGAACTATAACCGCCACTTTCAAGAGTTCAATTGCTCGTGGTCTTCGTGGTCGTGGTATCATTTGCTGTGTTCTTGATGAGTTCGCTTTCTTTATTGATGATGGTAAGTCTTCAGCGGAAAAAGTATATAAAGCAATCAGTCCTGCTCTAAAGCAATTTTCTCCAAGAGATCATAAAGATCGTCGAAGATCACTCGGGCCTTCTGAAGGTCGAATGATTTCTATTTCATCACCTGATGCGAGAGAGGGATTGTTTTATAAGCTTTACGAAATGTCCTTGTCGAATACTCCGGCATCAGCAAATATGCTGATGATTCAGGCACCGACTTGGGAAGTAAACCCGACTATTGATGAAAGCGAATACGTCGTTGAACGTGCGAAGAGTCCGAGAGATTTCGAAACTGAATATGGGGCACAATTCTCAGATCGCGTTCGTGGTTGGATAGAGTCTTCTCAAGACTTATTTGACTGCGTAATTCCGGATTTGAAGCCTCTTCAACGTGGTCTCCCTCGAGAACCCTTTTTCTGTGGTTTAGATTTCGCTCTTGCCGGTGATGGTACTTGTGTAGCACTAACTCGTATTAATAATGGCAAAGTAGAACTTGGATATCATGAAACTTATCGTGCTAAGACTTCATGGAAAGAATTGAATCCCCATTTACTCTCTCCTTCTACCCCATATGCTCATGGGTTGAAAGATGTTACTCGTCTTGATCTTGATGAAGTTGTTAATTGGCTAGTAGCGCTTTCAAAGCGTTTTTATATTGTTAGGGGATATTTCGATCAGTGGGCTGGAATAATTTTTGAACAAAAATTACATAAAGCTGGTCTTACGCAACTTGAAATGAAGAATTTTAGTCCATCTCAGTCATCTGAAATTTTTCAGGTGACGAAGATGCTTATGTATTCAAAGCAGCTAGCATTATATGATTACCCTATACCTGAAAGAACTTTAGAAACAAATAGTAGGGATCACTCTCCACATATTCAGGAAATGCTTGAATTGCAGGCTACTTCCGGTGGAAAGAATATAGTTATTGTAGAAGCTCCAAATATTGTTGGAAAACATGATGACTTTTCCGATGCATATGCTAGAAGTAATTATGTAGCATCTGAATATATTCGTGAAAATCCTGGGATCTTAGATGTTGGGCTGATAAATCAACCTATTCGTCAACAGCCAATTAATTATTTCCAAGCGCAAAGAGCGAAGATAAGACTCCATGGTCCTCCTCCTCGTGAACGTCGTGTCCCGGCCAGTAATAGATGGAGATAGGCTTGTTGTTGTTTTGTTTTCAAAATGGCGCGTATTAGTATAGATCCTGCCAATCAATGGGTCCCGACCGATATTGGTGTTCAAGATACAGCTGCATATAAGATTATTAGACAAGTTACGGATCATACCTGGGGTTCTGAAATGGAACTGTCAGATGATGATATAATTACAATATATCATTCTTTCAGAGAACTTGGTGGTTCATGGGAAGCTTTGATGGGAGGGGATATGTCTAGCGTCAAAAAACTTGAAGACTCTATTGATGCTCTTGTTGCTCCACGAAAGATGGATCAGGAACAATTAGATCTCTATACTTCAGCCTGAACCGGTAAGGTTTTTCGTGTTAATCGGTGAGCAACCAATAACTTCAAGTGATCGTTTGAAGAAACGACGAGAAGAATCTTCTCGTCGGGCTCGAAAGGAATTGGCTGAACAAGAGGTTGCTCGTGTAACCGGTGTCTACACTAAAGCTTTTGATTTAGTTGACAGATCTGTAAAGGTTCTTGACACGGCTCTCAAGGTGACCTTGGCAAGTCAAGCACTTGCTTCTTCAGGAGAATCTTTTCGACACCGTTTATCCTCTCGTCTCGAGATACTGAAATCCGCCAAATTCTTATCTTCCATATCTTCGGATCTTTCTAGAAGAGTTAAAGCGGCTAGAGGAATTGAAGTTAAAATTCCTGGATCTTCTGAGGAGGCCATATCGGAATTTTTGTCGAAAATAGATAAAGCTGCACTATTGCTTTCTGAGGCTGAAGCTGAAATCCCCTCTTTTGCTTCCAATACTAAACCTCCCCGTGAAATTCGGGAACTCGTTCATAGTATGGCGGCAGCTTCTTCAGTTCTCGGAAAATTCTCTAAAAGACTTCGTTCTAGGACTCGAATAACCTCTGAGGCTGTCTCAGATTCAATTCAGTCTTCAGAATTAGAATTCGAGTGACAAGGGACTGAGAATGGCTTCTGCAAAGAAGAATACTAGAGTTGGTGTCGGTCTGAGGACTCATCAGGCCGATGAACAGTCCTTTACACGTCCTCAATTAACGAAGCTTGAACGTCAGGCCAGGCGAGAATCTCGTCAATCTGTACGTGTCGCTTCTATGAGTGGATTTGGTGGTGGTTCCAATAGCCCTGGTTCCATCGCAGATGCTAGCTCATCATTCTATAGTCCTCAATTATCGACAGATTTTCTTGAGTTACCTCAATCTGAACGTGAAAAGCGGGAGCTTTTTCGATTTTGGGTTAATACCCATCCGATTGTTGGCGCGGCAATGGACTTCCATACGGATGTTCCAATGTCGAAAATCCGTCTCTCCCTTCCGAAGGGAAAAGACCGGAAACGAAATAAGCAAATTCTTCATTTCTATGAAGAAATGTGCAAGAGAGTTTCTCTCTTCAATGTTCTTTATAATGCTACTCGAGAATACTGGATTCACGGCAATGTGTTTATCTTCGCAGAAGACCATGATATGTCTTCTGAAATCCCTGAGGAACTTACCTCTGATATAACGGAAGAAGAAATTGGGGAAATAGATTGGGCTGGAAGAGCGAAGAGAACTGTAATTAAGAAGAAAGAACCGAAACCTGAACACGTTCAAGTTAAAGCGATAACTGAATTTGTTCAGAAAAATTATCGTGGTTGGCAGCGCCTTCAGATTCTTCCGCCGGAGCAAGTTAAGCTCGAAGTATTTCAATATACGAATCGTGTGAAGATGGAGCTCATTCCGAGCGAGAAGGACAGACTTGTTGTCCTTCGTGCTCAGAATACTGCTGATGAAGATGCACAGAGAATTGCTGATGACATTCCTGATCTCATTAAGGACAAGCTTTTAAACGGGCAACCAATCCCTCTTTGCACTAGTCCTTATGAAGATTATCTTTGCTCTTCTTTCTGTTACCATTTAGCTCACAAGAAAGCAGCCTATGATG